TCAACCCTGCCATCGTTCCACACTTCATGTGAACACGTACGTTCCGGCCATGACCACGGTGTCCGTGGCTGTCCAAATGAGGGTTACCGGCTCGTTGATCCCGGTGAGCGTGTATGTCCCCGTGCCCGAGTTCTGCCCATCACCCGCGTAGAGCGTGACGCCCGAAACGGCGAGCGTGATCGTCAGCGACGCGTTCGACATGTTGATGATTACGCTTGCCCCGGCGAAGCTCGAAACACCGATCGTGATGCTGCGCGCGGTGTCGGTGCCCGAGTGATTATAAACGGTGTCAGTGACTAGCGTGATCGTATCGGCGCCGCCTGAATAGGCCGTGTCGTCAATGTCGATGATCGTGAGCCGGTCGGGCGCCTTGAGCGCGAGCTTGGTGTCCGTGTCATCGCGAACCTCAACGATCGCTGCGTCAACGTCGGTGGCGGCAATGTCGCCGTCCGGCGTAAACGGCAAGCTAGTGGCATTGTCGAGCAGCTTGGTCCGTAGCGCAGATACCGCGGTTTTGCCCGTGGCTGCGCCTGACACATCGTCAACGGCGAGCACGTCGGCGTCATCGAGCGTTACGGTGGTGAGACTTGAGATGGTTGGCATTTTATAGCACCGTGATGGCGTCGAGGCCGAGGGTTGTGATGTCGAGAAGTGTCGTGAGTGTTTGGAGGTTGGTTGCCGATACGGTGCCCAAGAGACGCCCCTCGACTCGCGTCTTGAACGCGATGTTGTGAAGCTCGCGCCAATCCGCGTTTACTCGTTTCGGTGTCGAATTATCCGAACCCGCTCGGAATCGGGCGACAGTTTGTTCATCAAAGTCGTCAGCAACCAAGAATGGATGGACCACTCGACAATGGCGGAACATATGTTCCCAAGTCCACGGGGCGCTCGAGTCTGCTGCTCTTTCGTAGACAGCTGCGCGGGGCTCGAACATCGCCACAAAGTCGCTGTAGACCGGCGCAGTGACGCGGCTGATGCCGTAGGAGCTGCCATCGTCGGCCTCGCTGGTCTCGGAGATGCTGCTCGGCTCGTAGTCGTCGGTTGCCTGCGCCGCGCCGCCCATCGCCGCGTTGATCTGAAAGTAGGGCGTGGCATCGCTGGAGAACGCGTTCGACGATCCGGGCGACGTCGTGAGCCCCAGTATCTGACCCATGCGCATGTGAGCCCCATCGATCTCGTCAGCGCCTGCTGTGAAGACGAAAGGGCCGCCGCTCACTGCCATCGTATAGAGCCCGGTCGTGGTCGAGTACGAGACCGAGATCCCGCCAATGCCTGCGCCGGTGATCGCCGTGTTGAGTGCCGTCGCAAAGTCCGTGTACAACGCCACCCGCGGAAGGCTCGACCAGTCGCGGTGTGAGTATTTGCCCGTCGAGACGCTTACCGAAGTGCCTGCGATCACAATCGTCGCCGTGCCGAACTCGGTTTGATCCCAGCCCGCTTCAAGTCGCAAAGTCACGAGTCAAACCTCTTGCTGGCCGCCCGGTTGGCGCGCCCTTGCATCCTGCCGAGTGACGCCGAGTCAATCGGCGCGTTGTAGTTGATGACCACGTTCCCGCCACCGCTCCCGCCGCCCTGTCCGCCACCGCTGGGGCGCGTCGCCTCACCGCCCGAGCTGCCGCCTCCGCTCGCACTCGCGTTTGGAATCGCTGCGCTCGCTCCACCTGCCGCTACTGCCAAGGCCGCATGCTGCGCTCCCTCGGCAAACTTTGCAGCTGCATGGCCGCTGTTCATGACCACGTTGCCGATGCCCTCGGCGAACGCTGCCGCGGCCTTCCACGCCTCGCTGATCGCAAACTGCTTCAGCCATTCGTCGACCGCCGTCTTGAAAGCTTCCTTCGTCGACATTCCGCCTTCACGAGTGAGCTCGATGGTTTTCTGAGTGATCGACGCGATGCCCTGCAGCCCGCTCATCGTCGCCTTCTGCGCGCGCAAGCCTCGAGAGACCAGCTTGGCCTCCTCTTTCTTAGCGTCAATCTGCTTCTGGGCGGCTTCGGCCATGTCAACGGCAAGATCCTTCTGCTCCCGCGCCATCTCGAGAGCTTCTTTCTGTGCCTCGTTCTGAGCGATCATTACCGCTTGCTTGGCGTCATCGTGCTCGGCGAGAGCTTCGGCTTGCTCAACGCGGAGCGCAGTCGCCGCCATGATCTCCTCAAGGAGAGAGTTGTCGGCGTCGCCTGGAGCGGTCACCGCGGTCGCGCTCGCGCTCGCGCGACCGCCGGAGCGTCCGCGAGCTGCTGGAGGGGTGACGGTTGGCGCGTTCGCTCGGCCAAGCTCGGCCAGGACCATGTCGCCGATGGCCTCGCGTTGGAGGCGCTCTACTCGGTTGCCGAACGAATCAGCGGCAACGGTGAACGCGATCTCAAGGTCCGAGATCTTGTCCATGTTGCCCGGGTCGCCGATGACGGCGAACACTGCCGCGATCTGCCGAGCGGTCTCTTCCAACTCCTCAGCGAACGCGCCGAACATGGCAGCACCAGTGATGGTGAACAGCTGGACGGCAGAGAGAGGGCCGTCGGGGTCATCGAGCGAATCAAACTGTCCAAAAAGAATCTCGGCAGTGTTCCCGAGCGATTCGAACGCGGTATCCAACAGACCCGTGTCGTTCAGCGTGCCGATGATCTCGGTCTGCATGTTGTCAAACCGTGTCTCGAGGACCGCGATCTGGCCGCCAAGGGTATCGGCTGCGGACTCGGCTTCCTCGTAACCCTCGGTGAGCCCAGCGATGCTTGCGGTCTGCTTCTCAGTGACGGTCGTCAACCCTTGCAGGTCCACGCCGTACTTCAGCAAGGCGCCTGAGCGGCCGGTCGCGATAGCGTCAACAAGTGTGTTGAGCGCTGCCGTTGCGTCCTGCCCTGTCGCCGCTGCAAACTCTGAAGCGCGGACGCTGACGGTCGCAAACTCAGAGCCGGTGAGCGTGAGCCCTGCAGCCGTTGCGCGAGCTTGCGCCGTCATCAGGTCGAGGTCGGAGATCAGCCCGTTGGTGCGCGCGGACGCTTCGGTGATGTCGCCGGTGAATCGATTCAAGATCCCGCTCTGGCGTTCGAACTCATCGCCCGCTGCTTTGAGCGCACCAATCATCTTGGTCAGCCCGGCGTAGATAGCTTGAACGGATACGACCGCAGCGGTGATGTTGGCGCCCATGTTGGACGCTCCGCCCCCGGCCGACTCCATCGACTCGGTCACTCCGCCGAGCTGCCCCTCCAACTCACGCAAGTCGGCAACCGTGGCATCAACGCCCTTGATTTGGATCTCTCCTACAAAGGGCTCAGCCATGGGTTATCTCTTCCTCTTCGCTTCTTCGATTTCTCGAATGGTAGTGACGTTGCGCGCGAGCACGCGGGAATACATTTGAACGCCATCCCACACGTGGGCTGGCGGGTTGAGCGCTCTGATGTTGGTGAGGATCGCGTTGCCTTCACGATCTGTGGCGTTGCCGTATGCAGTCAGCACGTCGCGAACCACAGGATCAACAAACGCTTTCCACGGGCACGTCTCAAGTCGAGCTCCGTAGGTGTAGCCCTCGATCACTTCGATGACTTTGAGCGGCGTTTTCTGGCGCTCGCCGAGCGCTTTGTGGCTCTTGCCGTCGCAGTCACAGCGGTAGCCTTCGCGCCAGCCTTGCCCTTTCGAGCCGCCGCCGGGAGCTTCGTTGACTTCTGGGACGCTTCGAGAGAACGCGCCTCCGCGAAGGCAGCCGCACCCTGGCAAGAAACCCGTGTGACCCATACGCGCTGCAATATAAGCGGCGCTGGATAGTAGTCCGCGCTCGCAGGGCCTAAAAAACTTCGCGCGAACGCCACCGCGCCTATCTCTTCGAGATAGACCGGCGAGATCCGAAGAAGATCCTCGCGGCTCAAAGCGGCTTTGCTGTTTCCGTAGAGCTGACGCACGTCGCTCGGAACGAGCGTGTCGATGGTTTGACCCGTTTGGTGGTCTACCAACCCCTCGATCCGAGTGACCGCAAGTTTGAACGCCGCGCGATACTTCAGAGACTCGCTCGGCTCCGCTTGCACGATGGCCGCGAACGCGTCCGAGTCGATGCGCTCAATGAAGAACTTGGTCGGCTTCTTGCCTGGCAAGAACGTTAGGTGGGACGGGTCGCGCGTTTCCATATAGCGCGGTCCGTTTGACGAGAAGACGTCAATAGCAGTGTCGGAGATCGAATAGACCTCAAGTGGTTTGGTTGAGTGCATGGTGGTTTCTTCTCTCCCAAGAAGGTTTGGGCGCTGTGCGAAAATCGCGAGCGCGCCCGACTCAATCCCGGAGGATCAAAGGAAGTGAAGCCTGAAGGCCGCGTACCGGATGTCATCGTCGTCGGCTGCGCTGCAATAGCTGTCAGTGGTCGCCGAGAAGTTGACCGTCTGGTAGCCGAGGCCGTCGGCGTCAACGGGTTGCACGTTGACAACCTGAGCTTTGGGGATCTCGATGAGAATCGTGGAGCCCGCTTCGAATCCGATCTGCATCGTCAGGCCGTAGTATTCGAAGTCATCGCGCTCTGTGAACCACGAAGAGTCCTCGTAAGGCATCGTGACGGTGATCGCCGCGAACGGCACCGCTCGCGAGCGGACCCACCGCTTGATGGTGTTGGTGCCACAGCCGCTCTTGGCTGCCGTGTAGACCGGAGCATTGAAGGCAAAGTCGACCGCCGAAGCGTCAAGGCACACGCCCGAGATGGAACCGCTCGCCGCGCCATTGATTGCGCGGAAGCTCTCCCACGATTCGAGCGGAGTGAAGGTGCCATAGCTGGCGACGGTGATGGCAGCGGTCGGCTCTTGCGCCCACTGAGCGAACGTGACCGTGAAGCTCAGCGTCGGGATCGCGCCGAGTGCGACGGAGAGAGTTGGCGCTGATGTGACCTGCCCGCCGGACAAGAGCCAGCGGTCGTCTTGCTCGGCGCCTTCGACGATCATCTGGATGGACGTGAGCGGATTCTCGATTGGGTGAATGGTCGTGCCGGCATAGAGAACATCAGAGCCGCTCGGCGTCGCGCTGAGCTGGTCGCGTAGGGTCATGGTCGCCGAGCCTTGCACAAGCGACCGCGCCTCGAGCCGTCCACTTGCGTTCACCCAGCCAACGACCTCGCCGCCGTCAAACAGGGTCGTGGTAGTCGGCGTGATAGTGTAGGCCGCTGCCGCACTCGCAACGGTGTCACCGGTGTTTGGTCCGTTGACGCCACCGTAGATGGTTTTCAAGAAAGCGAGCAACGCGCTGGCGGTGTGTGCTGGGCTGGCCACCCCGTCACCAGCCGCGGCGCCTGTCGCTCCGAGGGGGACGCTGAAGCTGAGCTCGGCTGCTTTCGGGCCAAAGATAACCTGGTTGCGCGAGTCCTTGCGCTGCTGAGCGACCAGTGGGTCTAGCTCGGGCTTGTTGAGCGCCACGTTCGCGGTGCCCTCTTGGAACGGCATATCAAGAAAAGTCGCCGAGGCCGTGACATCGGTCGCGAACGCTCCGTCCGCTTCTTCGGTGAACGCCATGCGCTGGAGGATTTTGGTTTCGATGGTCATGATTCAGGTGGCCCTTTAGGCGATGGGGGTGGTGACCCGGACAACGCCGGTGAACTTATGCGTGGTAACGAGTCGGCCCGACTGGCCGTTGATGAACTCGATGGATGGAACGGCTACCTCGCCGTCAATCAAATGCCCCGAGACGAGCCCTGTGGTAGCGGCGGGCAGGTTGCCCGGCCAGCCGAGCGCCTCGCCAACGTCGAATGCTTGCGAGCTTGCGAGCGCCCACAGCGCAGTCCGGCTATCAGCATTGAGGTCACGGTACCCGTCGAAGCCTCGAACGATGCGAACTTGAACATCGACCTCGGTCAGCGTGAACGTTCCCTGTCTAGGTGGGCTGCTAGGGTGTCTACGCTGCCCTGTGATGCGCGCCTCTGCCTGTGGCTGTCCGATTGCGCCTAGAGAGTCTTGAAGCGCTGAGAGCGCCTCGTGCGTCGCCGGACCAAACGTGCTGGCCGTGACGGTGCGCACAGAGCCCGCGCCGTCTTCGATCACTTCGCGGATGCGAGTGAGAATGGCGAGCGATGGTATGGTCATTGAGTGTTCTTGCCGTGTAGGATGAACGCGATCACTTGGTTGTTGGTTTTCTCGAGCCAGTCGGCTGCTGGACCCTCGCTGAAGTCAGGGTTGCCTTCTGAGTCCATAGGCAAGAATGAGCGCCGTGGCATGTTGCTCGTTCCACTCACGTGGAAGACGCCATAGCGGCTCGCCGCGCCCGACACGCCAAAGACAATCTTCTGCCCCTCAGCGCCAGCGTGCGATGACATTCTGAGCATACCGGTGTCTACAAGTGGCGTGCTGGACCCCTTGCGGCGAGAGTCGATGGTCGAAGCGGCGAGGGGGGCCCAAGCCTCACCAGTCGGCGACCGTCCCTTCTGGAACGAATCATCAATCAGCGTTGCGAGTAGTGCGGCCCTCTGCTTCAGTATCGGATCGAGAAGCTCAACGCGTCCGCGCATCTCGGCGATTTTCTTGCGGAGGCTTGGGATGCTCCCGGCCTTCATCTCAATCGCAAACGCCATTCACATCTTGTTGGCGAGGTTACGCATGACCGGGTCTCGTGTGATTGTCACGCTGCCGGTTGACACGTCTGAGGTGTCGCTCGTGTCGGTGAAGTCGACGCCGCCCAAGGCTTCAACCACGTTGGAAATCGACTCGGAGGTGAGTGGCAGGTCGCCCGTGCGCACGGCTTCGGGGAGCGAGGCATAGAACATCGCGACGGCTTCCGGGACGACTCGCTGCTTCCGGCCGTAGGCCGAGTAGATCAAGAAAGCGAGCGCTACGTTCTTCACCATGTCGTCAGTCGTGGCTTCGGCCGGTTTGTAGCCGGCTTGCATGCAGGCCGCGAGAGCCTTGCTTGACGCAAGCTCGCAAGCTCGCGTGAAGAGCGCTGCGTTGTAGTTTGAACCGTCGCCCTCGTCTGTGTCGTCAAACAACGCAAGGCGCTGTCTCGAGTCCACTTGTGAGTCGAAGTCGTCTGAGTCAACGTAGGAGAGGGCCATGGTCGTCTTTCAATGGTGCGGCGAGCTGGATTCGAACCAGCGTTTCTTGGTGTGCATGGGGGCCAACCCCGTCGCCGCTTAGTGGTGGGGAAGGCCGAAGCCACCCCCACCGGGAGAGAAACTCAGGCCAAGCCCTGAGCGTCGATCGTTTGCGCGCTTGCGCGCGCGCTTGAGGGCTTGTCGCCCTCCGGTGCACCTTCGAGCTTGTCGCTCTTAGGCGCGTCTTCGTGCGTCTTGGCTGGCTCGCCCGAAGGCTCGCTGCTCTCAGTCTTTTCGGGAGTCGCTGACCCCTTGCGTGACCTCTTGCTTGGAAGAGAGGCCCATCCTCGTTTGATGGCTCGCCGAGTTGCCGGCGAGTCATCAACGAGACACAGACACCCAACATCGCGAACCTTCCTCTCAAGGATACAGGACGCGATGATCTGGATGCGCACCTTCTTCATTATGCTGCCAGGCCCGTGAGGAGGTAGCCCATGTCATTCTGGACGACTTGCTCGTCATCCTGAATGGTCGCCTGAACGGCTTCGCTGCCGTTCGGACCCTTGCGAGGCTCATCCCAGCGACGCACCGCAACGTCACCACCGAAGCGGAACGTGGCAGCGAAGAGACCGGCTTCCGAAGTCGGCTCGCCAACAGGGACGGAGAGGATGGCGAAAGTGTCGACACCCCAGACGCGCGAGCTGCTCACGGCCTGGCCGCTGTTGGCCGTGTTCTTGATTGCCGAAGAGACGAAGATCTCGTTCAGCCCAAGAGTGTTCGCGATCTTCGCCATCTCGACGGTTCGATCCTCGGAGCCGGAGCCTCGAAGGTCGGCAGAGCGCCGGAGCGCGTTGCCCATTTCGAGACCGCAAACGCCAACCAGCTTGTTCTCGGAGGTCATGGAAGGAGTCATGGCCTCAAGGCCGGCGTGCACGTCTTCGAGGATGGTGCCGCTGGTAGCGGTCCAGTCGGAGCCGTTCGCCGTGAAGGCGTAGTTACCCGCCGTCATGAGCAGGTCGGCGACACGAATCTCACGAGCGAGCAAGAGCTTGTTCATGATGATCGAGAGCCGGTGTTCGAACGGCTTCTGAGGATCGTCCGCGTTGGCGATCTCGTCGGCGCTCACGAGTCCCATGAGGGCGCGCGAGGTGCAGCTGTAACTGCCCGCGGCGACGTCATAGTTGGCTTGGTTCGCTTCGCCAGTGGGCGAGATGCGATCATCCTGAGTCGTGATCATGTCCTTGAGCAGGTACTTGGTGTACGTGTTCGAGAGCTTGTCGACGTTGACGACCGGCATCACCTGATCGGCGAAGAAAGCGCCGTTGGTGTAGCTGGTCAGGAATGCGGAAAGAGCCGCATCGGTGTGGAGTTCGTTTGGTGTAGGCATGGTGATTCCTTCAGACGATGCTCAAAGAGTTTTGAAGGACCCAGACAGAGACTTCATCTCCATCAGCTCCCGCGGCGCTGAGCGCGCGAGCAACCAGGGCGTTCCCACCAGTCGTTTCACCGACGGTGAGAGGCGTGAGCTTGCCGGTCGTTCCGGCAATGGCGAGCAGGTCGCCTCGTGCGATGGCTGCCGCGGCGATTGCCTTGGCAGGTCCGAAGCAAATGACCTCAACGTCTCCGTTGATGGCCGCGGCCTCGTTGGTAAGACCAACAGCGGCGACGTTAGCGCCTCCGGGGTTGGTGACTTCGTCTTCGTCAGTCCCTGCAATGACAGCCTGATACTTGGTAACGGCTGCCTCAGCTTTGAAGCTGATCTTGAAGGAGTGCTGGCTTTGAAGACCGGTGTGAGCTGTACTCATGGTGTTCTTTTCCTTTTCTCTGTGTCAGCAGCCCGGCCCCGAGGCAGCGTTGATTGAGCGGTAGGGGATCGCGGGGTCGTGCGTCCTACCTGCCGGCCGAGGCCAGCGGTGAGTGTGTTCAGCCCTTGACCTTGATACCAAAGGCTTCGGGGTGCATCTTCTTGGCGAGTTGGTAGATCTTGCCGCGATCCGAGCGCCCGAGCTTTCGCTCCTTGCCCTCTTCTGCGTACTCGGCGAGCAGAGCGACCTCGGCCGACTCCATCGCCTCTTTCTGCGACACGACCGGACCGCCGCTCTCAGGATCGGCTGCCGCGTACGCCCGCTTCAGCGGAACGACCTGACCGCCATCTTTGACGGTCTTTGCCAGGGCCTTGCGAGCAACGCTGAGCGCCAAATCGCCGTAGTCCACGTCCGTGCTCATCTCCATAAAAGCGTTCATGGCCTCATCGAGAATCGCGCCCGAGCGAACGTGCTCGGACAGTGAGAGCTTGAACTCGGCTCGCTCGAGACGCTCGTCACGCTCGGCGATTGCCCTGCTCAGGTCCACAACGGTCTTCTCCGAAGTGGCGAGCGCAGTGATGACCGTGGAGTGCGACTTCGACAGGGCCGCGAGAGGCGCGGCTTCCTCGGCTTGCGTGCCATCCTCAGGTTGCGCGCCGAGCTGTCCGGCGATGTCGAGCTCCGTGAGCGCGGCGAAGAACGCTGCCAGGTCGAGTCCCGAGGCTTCAGCCGTCGCGCCCGCCCAGTCAAGGAACATTTCCTCAACACTGCCAGCCGCCTCGTCAGCGCTCGGCTCAGCGCCCTCGGCGCCATCAGGTGTATCGGCAAGCTCAACGGCGTCTTTAGGCGTCTCCGAGCTTGCTGCTACGTCCTCAGCGGGCTCCTCGGCCGGCTCTTCGGCGGCGGGCTCTTCCGAGCCTTCGCCTGCGATGGCCTTCGCCTTCTGCTCTTCGGCGGCGATGTAGGCGAATAGCTGGTCACTGGTGAAACCCTCGGGGAGTTCCTTGAGGGCTTGTTTGATGATGTCTTCGAGCATGGCTTCTGTTCCTTGTGCTAGCGCACGACTTTCTGTGCCTGACGTGCGCCCGGCAACAAGACGGGTCATCCCGTCAACGAACGCGGCCAGCACCAAGCCGACCTCGTAGAGTTCTGCACCTACCGGCTCACCGGTCTTCTCGTCGATGCCGTCGAATCCGACGACCACAGAGCAATGGCGATGCTCGCCAGCTTTGACCATGGACGCAGCGCGCGCGCTGAACTCCATGAGTGCGAAGAGCGCCACGCGCCCTTCATCGTCTGTGCCTACCTTCAGCTCGCGAATCCACCCGGCGGCGCCCATGTAGGAACCGGTCTCGCCGTCGGGGTGCCCCCACGTGAGAGGAGCGTCATCGACTCGGCGACCGTAGCCCTCAACGATGTGGTCGAAGATGTCGCGAGTGAACTGAAACTCGCCCGCGGAGTGACCCTTCCACTGGCCCTCGTACGCGATCTGATTCCAGGTGCGTCCGTCGTCGTCCTTTGCTCCCGCAAGCGATACGCTCATTGAAAGCAGGTAGCGGGGGATCTCACTCATTTGAATGGCAGGCATTATTCTTCTTCTTGCGCTTGCGCGCCGTCAAGCTCGGCATCACACGGCGGAGTGCCCTCGGCCGCATAACGCGCCGCCGACTCGGCAACGTGACGGAATGCGTCGCCCTCGGGCATGGGGCTACCCTCGGCGAGAATCACCGCGCCGCTCGGCTTGATGCGTCCGTCGGTGACAAGGTCGAAGCCCTTCCACACGCTGAACGCGTAGCCGGCCCGGAGGCCGGGCACATACTCGGCGGGGATGTATTCTATTCTGTAGCTCATGATTCTTGGTCTATCTGCGCGCCCGGCGTACCGCCGAAGCCGTCTTGGATTGCTGCGCCCAAGTCGACTTCTCGGCTGAGCTGATCTTGGTTTGATGCCTCAACCAACGCGATGACGCATCGACAGTTGTATCCGTTGGGTGGGTAGACCGCTTCTAGTTCGGGATCGCCCGCCGCCCATTGCTTCCCGTCAAGGAGAGCATGCTCGCTTCTGACGCGGGTGTCTTTTGCGGTGCGGTACTCAGAGATGAGCCCGAGCGCGAGCACGTCAGGGTCGGTCTGCTGCCGGTATCGGCCGGCATTGTAGCTGGTCGCGGTAGACGTTCGATACACCATCTCAAGGTAGTTTCGAACGCCGCCCGGATAGGTCGCACCAGCAAAGCCGGGTGACATATCGTTGATGAATGAGCCGAGGCCGAGACCGCCGGGTTGCATTGCTGCCGACAGGCGAGTGAAAGCCGACTGGCGAATGGCGTCCGACATCGCGAGCCGAGCGGTGAAAGCTCGCGTTCGCTCCTGGTCAATCAGGTCATCAAACTCATCGGGCGGCAAGACAGAGCGGCTCTCAAAGTGCTCGATGGCCGCCGTGAAAGGCATGTTCAAGAAAGTGTTTTGAGTCGAGCCGGAGGCCTCGAGGCTTCGCACTCTGCCGCCGAGCTCAATGTCTCGAACGAAGAGCTGGCCGGCCAGGCGCGTCATCGCGTTGGCTTTCCAGATAATCCCGTGAAGCGCGTCGCTGCCGTCGACAGTTTTATCAGCCCACTCAGCAATCTTTGAACGTGCTTCCGACTCGCTCTCATGACCGCTGAAGGCCAGTTGGTCGAGCAAGTCGTTGAAGACAACTGCTGAGTCAGCAGTTGCGCGGACTACTGTTTCTCGAGGTCGCCCGATCTGTCGAAGGGCACGTTGGCGATCTGGCTCCGAGAGCGAGAGGACGTCCGCGAAGTCTTGCTGGTCGTCGGCAAGCTTAACTGGTGAGCTCGGCGCCGTTTCCGGCTCAAGGGTTTTGGGAGCGGTGCGTCCTCCGCGTCGACTCGCGCGAACGCGGGAGCCGTCTTCGCAATAGGAATGACCAGCCGGTCACCGGCCTCGCCGTCCCACGGCTCAAGCCCGGCGTTCGCTCGCAGGTTGTTCGCCGTGATAACGCCACCATCAACGTGCATCTGTGTGATGGCTGGCGGATCTTCTGAAGCAAGCTGAAACGCGGGCTCGGCGGGCGGCGGAGTCGTGCCGTTGAACAGGTGCGCGTTCAGTGAAATCTCGTGAGCGAAGAGCTGTTTCTTCAACGTCTCAGCAAGCGCGCCCGCGATGCGCTGAACGCGGGGAAGGATCGTGGTCTCTGACTGGGACTGGCCCAGCGCGTATGAGCCGACGCCCGAGCCGCCGTCCGAGTTGAGCCCTGAGCCAAGAATGCCTTTTGTGATCTGACTCTCAAAGAGCTCAATGTATTCCTTGTGAGCACTTCCCGCCGTGCCGGCCGCCGAGTTGATCACCTCGATGCCACCGCCGGTTCGAACGGCTCCGGCCGAGGTGGCCGTGATGTTCTCGAGCGAGTCGATGACGTCGGCCATCACCTCGTCGGTCGCGCCCTCGGGGAGCGTCGCGACGATGAGTGGAGTGGCGAAGCGCTCGAGGGTTTGCACGCTGTAGATCGTCGCAAACTTCTTGAACACCCAAGGAAGAAGACATGGTAGCAAGATGCCCGCCATCTGGGGCCGTAGTCCAACCGATCCGGGAACGTGCACGATCCACCGGAGCGGCTCGTCCGCCGTGCTGAGCCACTTGCTCTTGCCGTCAACGTGGGTGCGCACTTGCGGGATCCAGTTATCGTCGAAGTCCGTATCGCGAGGGTCGACCGGGTGTAGACCAACGACTCGGCGAGCGCCCTTGACGCGTCCCCATTCTTTCTCGCAGATCGCCACGCCAATGCCGTGTCCGTGAGCGAGGTGCGTGATAGCCGCCTCCCAGTCGCCAATGCTGTCAACAGCTTGCTGCTGAAAGTCGGCCGTCACGCCCTCTCCGAAGCGCAAAGGAGCTCCGATCACGTTGGAGAGCAGTGTCTCGTAGACTCCGCGGGTGTGAGTGTCTTGCTCGAGAACGTAAGAGAACAGGTCGAACAGACGCTCAATGTCGCCTCGGCGAGCCGCTTTGATCGTTGCGAGCACGGTCTCCGGCGTGACGCCGCCCATGTCTCGACCCATCCAGCGGCGCATGCCTGCGGCCTTGACGGCTCGCGCGGCGGGAGCTTGCCGATCCGCGCCCGGGACTTTTC